AGAATTCTTATTTTTTTCTCTTTCAACTATTTTACGAGACCATGAGTAACCAGCATCTCCGCCCCATGCTAACCACATAATCTTTCCGTTTGAAGGACTTTCAGAGTTATTCCAGTCCTTGCCCTTTTTATCTACTTCATGTCTTGAAAAATAAGAATACATTCTTTTAACTGTAGATAAACTTAAAGTTTCACCTCTTGCCAACTGTCCAGCACGTGTCCATCCAACTGCAGTGCCAGCACCTTTTGCTTTTCCCTGTTCTTTTAATTTAATTGCACGACGTGCTGCAGACTGCATCCCAGCTGTTGGTTTATACCCCTCTTTAGCCATTTTTTCTCCTTGCAAATGTAAAAAGTTTTTTGGTAGATTTTGGAACACAGTTAGGAACTTTTTTTCCGCCTTTATTTTTCCATCCAACCATTTCATATCCATCCCAACATGGGTTTGCTTTTTCTACCTCACTTGCATACAAAGCTCTCATTTGTGCTTTTGCTTTAGTCTCACTATCGTGGCAACCAACTAATTCATTAGTGCCTTCTTTTACTACTGCATAACCTTTACAGCCTGCTGCTCCCTGTTTAACTTTCCAAGGCATACTAGTCCTCCTTGTCCCAATCTTCATCTACTGAATGCTCTGCTGGCACTTGTCCATCTGGCTTAGCTGCAAGACGAGCTCTTACTGCATCTAGTTCAGCATCAAGTTTATCTTCTGCCATTTTAATTTCAGATTCAAGTTTTTTATCCGCCTGTGTATTTTTAGCATCTATCTCTTTATTGTCCATCTGTGCCTTCATAATATCTTTAGCACCTGACTGTCCAATTAACAAACCAGCAAGAGTTCCTGTAATAAATGTAGCTACGCTACCAAGAACGTTGAAAAACATTTTGTCGTTTTCTGATTGTGCTCCGATTGGTTGTGACACAAAAAGCAATCCATATAAAATACCTACAGAAGTAAGAAATAAAATTGATCCGAGAGTGATTCCTAAAATAAATTTTAATCTTGCGTCAAGATCTTGTGGTGTTAATCTTTCTTTAGCCATTGTTTACCTTATTCTTTTCATATTCAGCCCAGACTTCTTCTCCAACCATGTCTTTAGAACATGTTCCTGATGCATCACAAATTGGAGGATTGCACTCTGCATTTCCCCAATTTGCTGGATCTTGACAAGGATAACGATATGAGCCCTGATATCCACAAGATGTCAGAGTTATAACTAGCATTATACTTGCCAATGAGGCTGTTAATTTTCTCATATGGCTATTATAACATTTTACTCGTCTTTGCGTAGAGGGATGGTAGCTAGCCAAATAACAGTAGCAATTAATGTGGCTATTCCAACTACCTGCTGGGCGCTGCCAGTAAGGGTCAGCCATGCTATAAAGAAGCCAAGGAGGGTAAATACTTGAGCAATGCTTTCTTTAATTACTTCCCAGGCATAATTTAAAACCTTTTTAAATACCTTCATTATATCCTCCTAGTCATGGCTGCTGCCACGATATTTGATGCAATAATTACAGGAATTACTACTTCCTGTGCTTTTTCTCTTTGATCGTCTGTCATATCTTTACCCCATTCTGAAGGGTTTAGAACTTTAGATAAATCTATATTAGTTAATGCTGCTATTGGGTCCGCCAAAAATTGTTCTGCAGCAATTTCGGTAGTAGCATCTGCCAAGGTATATGGCATAAGAGCATCTATATTTTCCTCAGCTCTACTAGAAAATTCTACAATTGCTACAGCTAAAACTGGATTATCTTTTACCGCCTCTGCAATAATTTCTAAATCTTCTGAAGCTATATTTAAATCATCTGCTAATTCTTCCTTAGCCTCTTCAGATAAATTGTTTATTGTATTTGATAATTCAGTAGCTAATTTAGCATCATTAACACCAATTAGTTTATTTAATTTATTTAACTCTTCTTCCGAAATTGGATTATCTGTGTTACCATTATCAGATGGTGGACTTACAGACTCTTCGTCAACAGGTTGTTCTTGTTCAGGCTCTTGAACTGGATCTGTATCCTCTGGCTGAGGTGAAGGCTCTTGTGAAGGCTCTGGAGATGGCTCTGGTTCAGGAGTTGGTTCTGTGTTCTCCTCATCTGTGGTATCAGAACTTGGAGAAGGATTGGGATTGTCTGGTTCAGTTTGCTCTTCATCATCAGGGAATCTTGGATCCTCTGGCGTAATAATTTCTGGTTCAACTTCTACGTCTGGCTCAGGCTCATTTGAAGGCTCTGGCTCAGGTTCATCTGAAGGTTCTGGTTGAGGAGGCAATTCTGGGTCTGTATCAACCTCTTCACCGTTGATTGCTGCAATTAAATTATTTATATCTCCAATTTCTTCTGCTAACTGTGCTGCTTCAGCAACCTCTTCTTGCTGTTGTTCTGGAGTTATTGGAGTAGGTTCTGGTGTGGGTGTTGGAGTAGGTTCTGGTGTGGGTGTTGGGCTTACAAATATATCTTCTACTGGGGCTGCTTGTAATGTTGGCGCAGAGGATGGAGATACCTGCGTTGCTCCCCATGCTTCAAGCGATACGATAGATCCGTCATGAAGTCTTACGCCTGTTCTTAAATTCTGATATTCTGGACCCTGATAACTATAAGCAACCGATATTCCACCCTCATTTGTTATTGCTACCAATATATTAACTGTACTTGGTTGTGCTCCATAATTGCCGAATGGAACCATGTTAAGATTTATTTGAAATCCGCCTTCAGAATAATATATGTCTAACCCCTGTGTTCCGCTTGCTCCAGGAAACCAGTCCATTGAATATAAAGAAATTGAAGGGGTAGATGGATAGGTATGAAATGTTCCATCTGGTTGGCCAAATGTAATTACTGAGTTTGTTGTTGCGTATACGTTTGAATATTGAACACCGTCAAAAGTTATTGATGTAGCAATTGGGATTTGATATCCAAGATCATCGCCAGAGCAGGTGTCCATAAAATGAACTGTTGGCTCTGAGTCTCCTTCATATGCAGCGGCTATTGTTTGTGCTTGTAATTGATTAACGCATGTTGCGTAAGAATTTAATGGCGTAAGGACAAGCCAGCCAAAGCCTAAAATGGCGGCTAATGATAATCTCCATGCTTTTGTCCTAGTCAACTAGATAACTCCCTATTATAAATCTTATAACAAGTTAATTATAACATGTAATTAGTTTTATTTACGATTATCTGTACTATAAAATCCAGGACCTTTTAAGTTAATGCCAAATGTACCATAAACTTTATTCATTCTGCTTCCGCACTTTTCACACATCTCTGCAGAATCAGCTTGTTCAAAAGTTTTTGTTACTTCAATATTGAAATCACATTCAATACAGGCGTACTCATATCTTGGCATTTATTCTCCTAATTATAATGAGCAGTTTTTTACAGTCATGCTCAGGACTATTCCAGTTATTTTTTGTCGCTGTCTCCCCCGACAATTACATTATACTATTTATTTAATTTTGATCGTTTTGGGCTTCTTTTCTTCGGGAATGTTACGTTCCACAAAGATGTTAAGAATACCGTCTGCCATTTCAGCACGATCCACCTCCATATACTCTCCAAGAGCAAAGGTGCGTGTGAATTTTCTTGTTGCGATACCCTTATGAAGAATCTGATTTTCTGACTCTTCGGTTTTCTCACCCTTAACAATTAAGCTTCCGTTATCTACAGAAACACTTACTTCATTCTTGCTAAATCCAGCAATTGCAAGTGCTAACTGATAGGTATCATCGTCAATCTTTACCAAATTATATGGCGGATAAGATTGATGATTAGCCTCACGATAGACATTAGAAAGACGGGTTAGATTGTCAAACCCGATAAAAAAAGGATCTCTAAAAAGATCCATGGCAAATTGAGTTACCATTATTCCTCCTTTAAGCGAATAATTAAATTAGGCCCCATTTGGCGACCTAACTATAGTATATCAAATTCTACGACCAGATTCAAGCGTAGAAGACCCAGATACCTTTATAAATTCCACTTTTTTTTGCAAGTCTAATATATTATTTACGTTGCAATAAGACAATCCGCTTCTCATATTATTAATCATATGCTTTATTGTCCTATCAACACTTCCCTTATATTTAACTTCTCCAGAAACTCCTTCTACATGGAATTCCCAGCCATCTTTTTTAGCTTTAAAATCGTTTTGCATTTCTTCTGAAGCAAGACCTCTAAACTTATAATTGCCATTATCTAAAAGCCCGTCACATTCATCATGGCCAGCAAACATGCTTCCCATCATTACAGCTTTTGCTCCTGCTGCTAACGACTTTACAATATCTCCATTTTGTTTTATTCCACCATCGGCTATAACTCCGCTTACCTCTGATGGATCTAAATTGTGATACACATCCATAATTGAAGCTAAGGTTGGTACACCAAAACCAGTTGTTGTTCTAGTTATACAAGCAGCTCCTCCACCTATTCCAACCCTTACAGAATCTGCACCGCTAGACATTAAATTATTATATGATTCATAGGTTGCCACATTGCCAGTAGAAATATGTACTGTGTCACCAACAATTTCTCTTAAATTTTTAAGAGCATCAATAGACTTTTTACTATATCCTACTGCGGTGTCAATTAAAATAACTCTACATCCTGAAGATAAAACCTTTTTAATAAAACTAGAATCGAAACACTCGTCTATACTAA